ACCAGCGGTGGCGTACCGGCTGGGTCATTGGGCATGGGCGCAAGGGTAGGTGGCAAGACTGTCCGAGAGTTGCTCTACGGGGACAAGCCAAACCTAACCCCTGCGGAAAAGTCAGCTATTACTAAACTTGAGAAAGAACTCAAGATTCCCGCCGTCAGTCGGCGCGAAGAAATGCGGGCTGGAGGCCAAACAATAGCCACACCAACTCCCGGATTCTCAACAATTGGTGAGATTGCGTTTAATCCTGAAAATCTGGTTGGCAAAGTATTAGTTCCATTATTTGGGGATACGTCTGCGATAGGGAAAGATGTCTCACAAATTAGGGGCATACCCCTGACAAAACCGGTAACGCAACAGGGCGGTTTTCTTTATCCTACGGTCAAATCCAACGTGGCTGAAGAAATCGGTTATGCATCTGAGCCGACCGCAGCGGCAAACAAGATCAAAAATTTTGAAAAGTTTGCAGATGACGATGTCTTAGGGGTGTTTTTAGCTGGAGGGCCACGGTCAATTGACTTTAGCCACCATCAGGCACAAGGGCTGGTGCGGCAACTAGACGCGATACAACCATCTGTCAAAGCCATAAATAACTTTGATAGGAGCTTGCGGAACTTTTCGGTAGTCAAGAAAGACCCGGAAGGCAAAAGCATCAAGACTTACCCGTTTAAGAACCTATCGACCAGCATTATCTCGCCAGACATGGAAATTCTAATGTCCCAGAGAACTACGAAGGACTTTACCCCCGGTCAGTTGCGGACGGCTATCTCTCAGCTTATGTATAAGGACGAGTTCCGAAAGCAAGGTTTTCCAATATATGACGATGCGTTAGAGGCTTTCGTTGACCCAAGGCTCCAAAAAGGATATATGGGGCAAATGATTTTTGAGGCTATTCCCGGACGAGGAATTCAAACCCCCTCTTATAGCCATCAGTCCTACTCTGCTGGAATACCGGGACGCAACCCAAAAACGCTCCAAACTAAAAGCGGAAACCTTGGAGCCCCTGCGGAACTGTTATTCCCTCAGTTGTACGCCAAGAACCGAGCTGCGGGCAAATCGGATGATGCAACCTTTTCCTCAATGATCAAATCCCACCAAGGGGAAAAGTTTACTGAGGAAGCCCTAGACCCTTTGATGCAGTTTTTATATTCTCGATAACGCGGATTAAGAACCTATGCTCAACTGCCAGCTCATTGATGACATCAGTTACGAATTTTAACTTTTGCGCGTGGCTCATCTCTAGGTAAGTCTTATCCCATTTAAGGTAACCGTCCCAAGAATCGTCCTCAATCCCACAATAAGCTACAATTTTTTAGACATAGTTATTCTCCTGATAGAACAAACAGGTTACTACAAAAAGGTTGCAAGTACAACACAAACAGTTCACAATCCTAATTCCGTGTCAGGAACTTATAGATTGAGTTAATCAATATGGCCGCACCGATAGGTAATACAAATGCTGTAAAGGGGAAAATGTTCCACGATGCTTTGCGTAAAGCGTTGGTACAGAACCCTCAGAGACTACCCAAGATAGTAGAGACGCTGCTGACTGCGGCTGAGACCGGAGAGGCTTGGGCAGTCAAGGAAGTAATTGACAGGCTAGACGGCAAGGCAATCCAGATCAACCAGATGGAGAACGCCGATGGCTCTCCAATCCTCAACGCGATACAGGTCACGTTCATAAAGCCGCCCGAGACCATTGATGTCTGAGGTCGAAGATAGAGAACTACTAGCCCAAGCGGTAGCCAAGGCAGAGTTCCCGGTCAAGCTTGCGTGCCTCTTTGAGCCCAAGCGTTACAAGGTTCTCTACGGGGGCCGAGGTGGGGCAAAGTCTTGGGGAGTGGCAAGAGCCCTATTGATCAAGGGAGCCAAAGACCCGCTATGAATCCTCTGCGCCCGAGAGTTTCAGGTCTCAATCAAGGACTCAGTCCATAAGCTCTTGGCTGACCAGATAGCTCAGTTGGGTCTATCGGAGTTCTACGAGGTCACGAACACCTCAATCCGGGGTAGGAACGGAACCGAGTTCTTCTTTGCGGGACTAAAGAACAACATTATGTCGATCAAGTCCTTTGAGGGTGTGGACATCTGCTGGTGTGAGGAAGCCCAGACCATCTCCAAGACTAGCTGGAACGTCCTGATCCCAACCATCCGTAGGGACAACTCAGAAATCTGGGTGACCTTTAACCCGGAGCTGGAGACTGACGAGACCTACCAGCGGTTCGTGATCAGCCCACCTGAGAACGCAATAGTCCAGAAGATTACATGGCGCGACAACCCGTGGTTCCCCCAGACCCTGCGGGAGGAAAAGGAAAACCTTGAGATCCACGACCACAACGCCTACCTGAACGTCTGGGAGGGCTTGTGCAGACGGACGGTCGATGGGGCGGTCTTTGCCCAAGAGATGACTATGGCTGAGATGGACGGACGAATTACTAAAGTCCCGTATGACGCTATCAAGCCCGTCCACGCGGTATTCGACTTGGGCTGGGCAGACAACACGGCAATATGGTTTGTTCAATTCATAGGCTTTGAGATCCGGTTGATTCGGTACATGGAAGATAACCAAAAGACCATGAGCTACTACTTGGCCCAGCTTCAGTCATTGGGCTACGTTTACGACACCATTTGGCTACCCCATGACGCTGAGAACACAACCTTGGCTGCGGCTGGTCGGTCGATTGCGGACATAGTCAGGGGAGCGAACTACAAGGTGCAAATCCTACCGAGAGTGCCGGTCACGGACTCAATCAACGCGGCCCGCACGATTTTCCAGAAGTGTTACTTTGATAAAGAAAACTGCTACCAAGGGCTACAATGTCTGCGCCACTATCGGTATGATGTTGACCCAGATACTAAACAGTTCTCCAAGTCACCGCTACACGACATTTATAGCCACGGCGCGGACGCGTTTAGGTATATTGGATTGGTGGTAAACGAACCCCGGAAGGCTGGCCCCAAGAAGCCGGTGTACCAGATTCCGGGCTCATGGATGGGGTGATATATGGCAAAAGTAGACGTTCCGAGTGCTATCCCTGCGGACAGCCGCATACAGGAAGCAATAGATTTTCTTAAGTTTGCAAACGAGGCTGACACCGAAAACCGTCAGCAGGGTCTCGATGACCTAAAGTTTTCCGCAGGGAATCAATGGCCTGTTGAGGTTCAAAACTCCCGCCACCTAGAGGCTAGACCCTGCCTCACGATCAATAAGCTCGATGCTTATGTCAGACAGATAGTTAACCAGATGCGTCAGTCCCGCCCACGGATGCGGGCTCACTCGATGAACTCCGAGGCCAACGCAAAGGTTGCGGACATCATCACCGGGATTTTTAAGCATATCGAGGTCAACTCTGACGCTGATACGGCCTACGACACCGCTGGCGAGTACGCCGTCCGTATCGGATGGGGCTATTGGCGCGTCATTACCGACTATGTGCGGGACGATTCGTTTGACCAAGAGATTTACTTAAAGCCCATCGACAACCCGTTTTCGGTCTATTTTGACCCTAACTCAGTCCAGCCTGACGGGTCGGACGCTGAGAAGGTGTTGATCACGACCCTAATGAGCAAGGATGACTTTAAGGTTCAGTACCCCGGAGCTGATGACGGCGGTGACTTTAACCAGCGCGGAACCGGTGACTTTGACCCCGATTGGGTTCAAAAGGAGGACATCCGCGTAGCTGAGTATTTCTATTGCGAGCGCAAAAAGACAAAGCTCTTGCTTCTCTCCGATGGGACGAAGGTCTACAAGGACGAGGCTCCAAGCCCTGAGATTATGATGGCTGCGGGCATTACCGTGGTTGGCGAGCGCGACACCATGCGTAAGCAGATCAAGTGGTGCAAGCTCACGGGTCTTGAGATCCTTGAGGAACGCGATTGGGTCGGTCGCTACATCCCCGTGGTTCCGGTCTACGGTCAGCAGCTCACGGTTGAGGACAAGCGCAAGGAGTATGGATTGGTGCGTAACGCCAAGGACGCGCAACGGATGTACAACTACTGGCAGACGAGCTTGACCGAGAGCATTGCCTTGGCTCCGAAGGCCAAGTGGCTGCTAGCCGAGGGTCAGGACGAGGGCCACGAGAACGAGTGGGCTCAGGCCAACATCAAGTCCATGCCGGTCTTGCGTTACAAGCAGACGGACATCAACGGCAAGGAAGCCCCACCACCTCAGAGACTCCAGCCAGAGCCCCCACCGGCGGGTGTTATTGCGGCGGCTATGAGCGTGGACAAGGACTTGCAGAGCGTGGTCGGTATATTCGATCCGTCCCAGCTCCCCCAAGGCAATATGTCTGGCAAGGCTATCCGGGGTCAGCAGATGCAAGTGGACATGACCAACTTCCACTTTTACGACAACATTACCCGGAGCATCAAGCACACCGGTCGAATCATCCTAGACCTGATCCCTAAGATTTACGACCGGGAGCGCGTCCTACGGATCATTGGGTATGACGGTCAGCCCGAGATGATCACCGTGAACCAGCGGGTTCAGGACGAGATGGGCGTGGAAAAGGTACTAAATGACGTAACTGTGGGCGAATACGATGTCTTTATGGACACCGGCCCCGGCTACCAGAGCAAGCGTCAGGAGGCTGTTGAGGCCATGATGCCCATGATCTCAACGAATCAGGAGTTATTTAATCTTGCGGGTGACTTGGTGTTCAGGAATATGGACTTTCCGGGCGCGGAGGTTATCGCGGATAGGCTTGCGGCTAACAACCCATTGGCCCAGATTGACGAGAAGTCTGAGATACCACCGCAGATCCAGATGAAGCTCATGCAAGCCGAGAAGCAGATTGCTGATATGCAGCAAATGATCGCGGCGATGGAGCTTGAGAAGCAGTACCGTGGGGACGTAGAGAACATCCGTCAGGAAGGCGAGACCAAACGTAAGCTCATGGATGTCACCTCGCGGGCCTACAACACCGACACCATCAACGAGGCCAAGGTCAACCAGCAGATCCTCAACAGTCAGGCCAACCAGAACAAGGCCGAGCTGGACGCTATCACCAAGATGCTCTTAAAGCGGATGGATGTTGGCGAGCTGCGTCAGGTCATAGCCGAGAAGGACGCGGAACAAGCTCAGGTAGCTGCGTTTGCGGAACAAGAAGTCAACAAGTCATCTAACCCGTTCTTGCAACAGGAGCAACAGATAGCCCAGATGTGATAGTTGACACCTATCTAGAAACAGTTTTTAATACGACTTACCTACCAATGGGTTCATTGGGTTTATTCTTGGAGTTAATCCATGTCTGAAGTAGCACAAGAACCGGCCCGGAAACAGGCGGGGACTGTAGTAACGAGTGAGAATTTAGCTGAGTTTTCGTTAGCAAAATTAGGTTTAGCGCCCGATGGATCTCCTGCTGAGGCCGCAAATGCGGAGCCGGTAGTCGAGGCAGAGGCGAGTGAACCAAGCGAAAGTGAAGCTGCGACAGGTGAAAAGAAGCAAAACCCAAAACCTGAGAAGCGGTTTTCAGAACTGACTAAGCAGCGTGAAGCGGCCCGCCAAGAAGCGGAACGTGAGCGCCAAGCCCGTCAAGAGCTGGAGAATCGGATCAAGGAGCTGGAGTCTAAGGCTAACCCTGCGAAAGCAGAACCGGCAGATCCAGACCCCAAACCCGATCCAAGCCAGTTTAATGATGCGCTGGAATATGCTGAAGCTCTGGCTGAGTGGACTACGGATAAGAAGTTGCGGGAGCGTGATGAGCAAGAGATGTCTCGCAGGGCGCAAGAAGAACAGAGCCGTAAACAGGTCGAGTTCCAAAAGCGCGTAGAAGCTGCGAAGGCAAATCTTCCGGACTATGAGGACACAATCGCCGCCGCTGGTGATATACCAGTAAGCGCACCGGTTGGGGAATCAATTGTCGATAGTGAGTTTGGGCCCGAAATCCTTTACTACCTAGCCGACAACCCGGACTACGCACGTTCCCTAGCGGAGAAGTCATTGACCGCGCAACTACGCGAGATTGGGAAGTTGGAGGCAAAGTTTGAGAAAACAGCGACTCCTAGCAAAAAGGAACCTGTAGCGAAGAAATCGAACGCCCCTGCGCCGATTTCGCCTATCAAGGCAAGCAGTAGCTCCGTGGACACCGGTTTGGATTCAGACCGAGCGTTTCATGGAACCTACCAGCAATGGAAGGCTGCTCGCCTTGCCGGGAAGATTCGGTAAGTGGCAACTACTAACCTTTTATGGAGTAATTAAAAATGGCAAATAATTTGCTAACCATCTCCATGATCACCAACGAGGCGTTGATGGTCTTGGAAAACGAACTTACGTTCACGGCCCGCGTTGACCGTTCTTATGACGAGC